CAGCCGGAACCCACTCACCGGTGGGGTGCCGTAAATTGTCTCAAAGCCAAGCGCCATCTGCGCCCGGGCGCCTTGCGCTCGTGCCATATCGTTCTCCTTATTGTCGGGGTTTCAGGCCAGCGGGCCTGTGGTGGTGTAGTGCAGTACGATGGTGATCACCGCGGCCTTCAGGGTGACTGCGCCCTCGACCGGCAGATCGACCGAAGCCGGGGCTTCCGCCTCGACCCAATCGCAGAGGCCGCCGAGGGTGCGGTCGGATTCCAGCGCTGTGCCGATGGTAGCGATCAGGGTGTCAAAGGCGCTGGCCCGGCCATTCGGGGCCTGGACGACGACCTCCAGTTCGGCGCGGTGCTGGTAGTGATAGCGAAGGGGCGACAGCGTGACTTCCGGTTCGCCCGGCTGGCCGTCGCGCAAGATGATCAGCCCTGCTGGTGGGATCCGCTCGGGCAGCACCTCGTCACGCAAGGTAAGCGCGGCAAGCGGCTGAAATCGCGCCAGCAGCGCAGCGAGGACGGTTTCGCGGGTGGTTGGCATGAGGCTACTCTACAAATTTCTTAGGGCGCTGCTCTTCGGGCGCAGCGAACGGTCAAGTGACCGTTTGTTAACTGATTAAGATTACATCAATTCCCGAGGGTCAGCGGGAGGTTCCATGCAGCACAACCTACGGGAATTTCTGCGCCACGGCGGCGACGGTCAATATGTGGTCACCAAGCAGAACGGCAGGGTGTACGGCTACCGCGCTGCCATATCGATCAAGTCGCTTTTTCCCGGCTATGCCGACCTACGGGCCGATTTCGCCGACCAACTGGACCGAGTGATCGCCGACAACACCAGGATGCTACTGAATGCGCTGACGCCCCCGGACACCGTGCCGTGGGTGACCGAAGCCGATTTGCGCGACGTTTCGGATGCCAAGGAGGAGGCGCTGCGGCAGTGGGAAGCGCGCCTGACCACCATCTTTGATGAATATCAGACCCACCCGCAGCGCCTTCGCCCGCTGCGAATCAATATGGAAGAGCGTCTTCTTCGGGCTTTTGCGGGCCTGATCAACCAGCTTCGGCAGCAAGACCTCGGCATCGAGCGATACATCTGGCGCTCGCGCGATGATTCCAAAGTTCGCGATAGTCATGCGGATTTCGATGATCAGGTTTTTCGGTGGGACGAGGCACCCGCTGGCGGTCATCCGGGTCAGGCCCACAACTGCAGGTGTGTCGCAGAGCCAGTCGTGCCGGGGGCACGGAATGACGTCGACCTGGTCGATTATGTGCCCACCGGAGATGGGTATCCCCTACAGGATATTCTGGAGCACGAGGCCGGGGGTGGACATACTGTTTCCCTCCATGTCGGGAAGAGTGAAGAATTCTTGCGACGAGCGGTCAGCGTCGACCAGTTTCAGAGCTGGTTGTTTGATGTCTATCGCAAGCGCCACGGTTCGTTTTCTTCAATTCAGGCTGCACAAAGGCTTACGAACTCTAATCTTTCGCGGAACGCTGCGATTGTGAATGAAGTGGCCACCGGGCAAATGAGACGGGCGTACATCGAGAGCGAGTTTGCTTCGGTCACGGGCATAGAAGCCTTCCGCACGGGACCCAGCGAGTCTGCTCCGGTTGTGGTCCGCCAAACATTTGGCGTAGGCACGGTCATAGAGTATGCACCGGACATGCCGAACGGCTTCATCATCATCACTTCTTATCCGAGGAACGACTGACGTGAAACCTCCAAAGTCATTCTATGATTTCACATCGCAGTTCCATCAGGATCTGGAACTTGTATATCCAGGCTGGGCATCGGAAACGTCCGGCACACGCCACGAACTCTATGGGGATTTCCGACGGCGATTTGGAGATGACGCCGTGAACGAACTTGCTGCCTATTTCAGGCTCTTGCTCGAAGATAAAAATTCGGATTTCGGGGCGCTATGGTTCAGAGAGTCCAAGGCCGATTGGGTTATTTCCGGAAAAGGGCTTCGACGGCTTTTCAGCGATTTTGAGGCATGGGCTTCGTCCTTGTCATAGTGCTTGCCTTTGATCACAATCTACCCTGCACCCACCTCTCCACAATCAACCCCGGCACGCTGTCCACCGCCCGTTCCGCATCCCGCGCCAAATCGAGCCGCTTGCGCAGCTTGACCTGCGGCACCAGCAGGAAGATTGGCACGGTTGCCACGCCGCGTCCTGTTTTGGACCTGCTCGCCACAGCGCGGCCTTTTGTATTCAGCCGCCCCTCGGCCACCAGCAGGCTCGGCCCCCGGCGGCGGTAGATGAACCGCAGCCGCAAACCGGTGCGGCGTTCCCATTCACCGGGGGTGATGCGGCCCCCCTTGGTGCTTTTGCCAGCAGCAGCAGTCGGGATCGCAAGCCAGAACCCGTCCTTGGACCGGATCAGCGGACCTGTATCATGTGCGCCGATGATCACGGGGGCTTTTGACCAGACCAGCGCCGCCGCGTTCAGGCTGTTGCTGGTCCTCGGGAACGTTGCCAGACGGATGCTGTTGCCCAGCCTTGTGCCCAGACCCGCGCCGGTGATCTGCGTGCGCCAAGCGGATTTTAAGCTGCCGCCCGCCTCTCGCATGGCCGCCGATACCGCCTTTTCACCGGCGGCGATTTCGGCCTGCATCAAGGCGGCAATGTCAGGATTGAACGCGACCCGCAGCCTCATGTGGGCCTCAGGTCCAGCGACCAGACAAGCCGTTCGCGGTCGCGCATTGGCTCACCCTGAATGGTGAAGCTGTCGGTGCCGATCACGATCAGATCGCCGGGGCGGGGATCGGGCAGATCAGACAGACGCACGTCCACCATCGTGGTATCGCTGACAAAACGGCCTGCGCCGAACTCGGTAATGCGATCAGGGGCGCGGCGGATGACATGGATCGTGCGTTCCTCTGACGTGTTGGCCGAGATCCAGAGCGCGGCGACCGCCATGGACGGGTCTGCATAGATCCGGTCCACGGCGGCCGCGAAGACGTTCATGGCGCGTCCGTCAGTTCGAGGTTTGCAGGCGGATTGCAATGCGTGGCCGTTTGTTCACTGGCAGGATCGAGGCTTCCGTCATCAGGTCGATCCAGCGGCCTTTCTCGTCCAGATGCTGGCGCGCGTAGAGTGGCAAGCCCATCGTGTTGGCCGCCTCCAGCAGGTTGGCCGGGCCGCCATAGGTGGTGAAGGTGTCCATGGTTCCCAATGGGAAGGCGATGCCTTCACTGGCGGGCACCAGCCGTTCGGTTGCTTTGGTCGAAAGCGTGACGGTGCCGGAATATTCCTCGAACACGATACCCGCGAAGGGGAAATTGCGGCGCATATCTTCGCGCAGGGGCTGCGCCCCAGTGGCCGCGTAGAACTTGTAGGCCTCCTCGGTCTTGGGATGCGCGATCAGCTTGTCGAAGAACTCGCGGCTGACCAGCGCATGGACCGACGACATGGCCTCGCCGAGCAAGTTGTCCTCGACTGCGCGCAAGACCTCACGGACCTTGCCCTGCACATTGGTGCCTGCCGTGCCCAGTAGGAAATCCACCGAGATTTGCGCCAGCCCGAATTCTGTGAAGTAGTTGTAGAGGGTGGTTCCGGCCCCGTCTTTGACAATGCCGCGCAGCGCGTTCATCTCCATGTATTCGCGGGTCTGGGCGTGCTTGCGCCGCATCAGCTGCAGCTTGCGGTTCATCACCTCGACCAATGGGTCGGCGCCATCAAAGACGCCCAGCGCGGGTTGGCCCTGAATGTCGCCGGGCAGGATGACGTCGTCATGCGGGATCCATGGCAGGGCGAAGGACCGCATCGAACGGCCCTCACGGGTGCCGACTGTGGCGGGGCCGCCGAGGGGGACGGACGGCAGCAGGTTCAGCACGCCCTCGTATTGCTCGATGATCACAGACCGCTGGCTGACGCCCTCAAAGCGGAAGAGGCCGATCTGGCCGAGGCGGGTGTAGAGATTGGGCAGGATATTGATGGCCTGCGTCATCTCGGCCAGCGAATAGCCGCCAGCGTCAAAGGGATTGCGGACAAGGGTCATGGGGTGCTCCGGGGGATGAGGGGATGTGAATTCAGACGCCGTCGCGGGCGATAATGCCGACAGCGGCAAGCTGGCCGATCTTGGTGGTGATCTTCGCGCTGTCATCGACGGTGCCGTCATAGGCGAGGCCTGCCCGCGATACGATTGAGGGGCCACGGGCGACAATAATGCCGGTGGCATCCGCCAGCGTGGCATCGACGGGATAGAGCAAGACGGCGGTCGCTGTCTGCGCGCCGTCCGTACCGCCACTGGTCGCCAGCTTGTATTTGCCATTGACCGTGATGCGGCCGAGGACCGCGCCCACCGGATAGCGCGTGCCAATCAGCAAGGTGATCACCTCACGGGTATAGTTCGGGTTGACCTCATATTTGAGGACGTCGCCCATGCTGGGCTGTTCCGTCAGGACGGGCATTGGTCAGTCTCCATATGTTGGGGGTGGCGGAAGTGGCGCTGGATCAGCGCTTGGCGTCGGTCGCAGCCTTCCTCGCAGCGGCGATAATCGGGCTGTCTTTTGCGGCGGCCGCAGCCGGAGCAGAAGCAATAATGCCCGCCGCATCGCTGCGGGCGGCGAGATCGGCCAGTACGCGGGCGCGCAGGGCCTCGGGTTTCAGCCCACGCGTCACGGCATCGGCTGCGTCGATGGTTATACCGAGCCGAGCGGCCTGCGCGCAGACCTGCGCAACTTCTGCTGCTTCAATGCGAACAGCGTCGGCCGACATAGCCACTGGATTGGGCGTCTGTACGGCGGCCGCTGTTGCGGGAGCCCCTCGTGCAGTCTCGACCGGAGGTGTGTCGACAGTTTCGGCGGGAGTTTCAGGCGTGGTGGTCATCTGTGGACCCTTTCTGCTGGGGGGATTGGTACCGCGTGGGTCGGCGGCGAAGGAACGAAAGGCGGCAACGGGATCGGCCAGCTCGTCGGCGAGACCGGCGGCAATGGCATCGGCCCCGCGGAACACGGCGGCCTCTGTGGCCAGCGCTGCCGTAAGGGTCAGCCGATCCCCGCGACCGGCGGCGACGGTCTCGGCGAAGAGGAAGCGCACCACCTCCAGCTCACGCTGCATCTGGTCGTGCACGGCCTCGGGCAGTGGCTGGTACGGATTAGCGTCGACCTTGTGGGCCCCGGAATGGATCAGCGTGACGGCAATGCCCTTCTGATCGAGCGCCCCGCTCATATCGGTGTGCAGCGCCACGACCCCAATGCTGCCAACAGCCCCGGTGCGAGGCAGAATGATGCGGTCGGCCTGGCTTGCCAGAACGTAACCAGCAGACAGGGCATGTTCGGCGACAAAGGCATGGACCGGCTTTTGCAAGCGCGCCGCCCGTATGCGATCCGCCAGATCGAAGGCACCGGCCACCTCGCCGCCGAAGCTGTCGATATCGAGAGCGATACCACGCACGCCGGGATCGGCCATGGCTGCCTGAAGCTGGGCCGCGATGCCCTCGTAGGACGTCAGGCCGGAAGATTGCCCGATCCATGCGCCGCGATGCACAAGGGTGCCCGCGATTTCGATCACCGCGATGCCATCAATCACCGCGTAGGGCTGGCTGCCATTGCGCTGGTGGCGCTGTGCGAGGTCATTGCCGAATAGCGAGGCGCGGGCGGATGGGGTCGTCTGTTCAGCACCAGCGGACGGTAGATCACTGCCGTGGAAGGTGATCTCCTGCCCTGTGATGCGCGGGCCCAACCCGGACAGGAAGGCCAGCGCCTTCGCTGGATTGACCATAAGGGGCGTGTTAAAAGCGCGCTGGGCGATCTGGGCGTGGTGCATCATGCGCCCTCCTTGGGGTCAGGTTTTTCATCGCCGGTGTCGTCGTCCTCATCGTCCTTGTTGCTTTCCTGATCCGCGTCTTTCGCCCCACCTTCGCCGGGCCCCTGCGCCGGGGATCCCGGACGGCGGAAGTCGAGGCCCAGCGCCAATTCGCGTTTACGCTCGGCGGCGATTTCCCGGTCGACCTGCTCGGCGTCATATCCACGCTCGGAGATGGCCTGCGTGCGGGATTTTAGGCCGGATTCGATCTGCAGGATCTCGGCGGAGGCGTCCTTCATGGGATCAATCCAGTCCCATTTGGTCGGGAGCCAGGCGCAGGCCTGATATTGGCGCCGCTGGCTCTCATAGCCCGGCAGATCCAGCGCGCCTGACAACACGGCGGTATCCATCCAGCGTGTCCAAACAGCGCGGCAGAGTTGGAACACCAACACCCCATGCTGCCAGGCCGATATCCGACGGCGGAATTCGATCAGGCTTATCCGCGTGTTCGAGAAGTTCCCCTTTGCAGTATCGCCCGTCAGATACCCGTAAGGAATGCCCAGCGCCGCTGCGACTTGCAGCAGGGTTCTATATTGGAACGGCTCATATGTGCCGCCCGAGTCCGGTGTGGCAGGCGTCGAGACGTCCTCGCCCGGATCCAGCCGCACCACTTGGCCCGGCTCAACCTCCAAATCCTCCTCGGTCGGTTCCAGCGGGGTTTCGGGGGCTGGCGAGGTGATGAACATCGCGAACATCGCAGCGATTTTCTTCCGCTCCAGCTCGGCATCGTCATAGAGGTCGAGGGTGAACAGCTTGACGATGGCGGCTGCAAAGCGCGACACGCCGCGCAGCTGGCCTGCCTCGACCGGGTCGAGGACATGGATCACATCGGCGGCCGGGACGCGCACGGTTTCCCCAGCCAAACCCGGATCAGTCAGGTCACCCGGGTGGCGGCGCAGAAAATGATAGGCGACGCGGCGGCCGATGCCATCGAACTCGATGCCTTGGCGGATCAGACCCACGCCGGGCAAGGTGCGGTTCATGTCCAGCGGCAGCATTTCGGCAGGTAACATCTGCAGTTGCAGGGGCACAGTTAGGCCGTCCTCCGCTCGCCGGGGCCTGATGCGGATGAAGACCTCGCCCGAGAGAAAAACCTCGCGCGCTGCCCGGCGCTGCAGACCATAGAAATCAGTCAGGCCTTCCGCGTCAGCATCATCGGTCCAAGCGAGCCACAGCGCCTGCAACTCTTCCTTCTTGGCCGCATCCGCAATGATCGAGGACGGCTTGATGCCATCGCCGACGACATTGCTGGCGAAGGACTCGACTGCGTTCGCCGCATAACCGTTGTTCCTGACCAGCCAGCGCGCGCGGGCAGTGATGGTGTCGCCCGAAGCAGCAATCAGCGTGTTCACATGGGCGCGGCTGGCGCGGAACCCGCGCAGACGGCGATGGGCCTGCGCGGCGTCAAACCCGCCGATGATGCTGCCGATACGCTGCCGGAAGGCCTCAAACGCCATGGATCACAGACCCTTTGAGGCGACCGTGCCCCAGCGGCGGCGGCGCTTTGTGCCGGTCGTAGCCGTGGCTATGCGGGTTTCCAGATCGCTGATGGCGTTCGCCAGTTCCGCGTCCGAGCCGTAGTTGATCGACTTGCCATCATAGCTGACAGAGCGGACGCCTGCATAGCGGGCCTCCTGCAGCGCGGCGAGAAGCGCACGCATCCGTTCCAGATCCATCTCAATCCCTCATGAAGTTTGGTGTGTAAGCCCGGCGTTTGCGCCGTGGCGTGGTTGGTGTTCCGGCCTTGGGCGCAGCAGGCGTTGTCGGCTCAGACGGGACGTCCGGTTGCGGTGCCGGGCGCGTTTCCACCCCCGCCTGTTCCTCAAGCCGCCGCCATGTTGCCTCATCCCAGCGATCAGCCCCCATGATCCACGCGGCCGCGCGGGCATAGACACGGCAGTCCAGCGCCTCATTGCGCTCACGCATCTTTTGCCATTCGGGGTGGCTGTAACCGCGTTTGTTGCGCACCGTGACCAGCTGTTCGGCCACCAGCTGCTTCAGCCATTCGGTGTCGATCCAATCGGGAAGATGCACAGTGCCGGGGGCGTCACAGACGCCAAGCGCGCGATCTTCATCCGACGGGCGTTCCAACCGCAGGAAGCGATAGGTCTCGGTTTTGAACGTTGCCGTGGCCACGGACCAGAGCCGCGCGCCACGCCGCAGGCGTTTGCCGCCGATGGTGGCATCGACAAAGGTCGGCCCCGACACCGGCGTCGCGCGGTTAAAGCCCTCAAGGCCCTTGATCGGCGAGACTTGGTCGAACCCCTGCTTGCGCGACCACGCGTAAACCGCCGGAGCTTCATAGCCAGTGTCGATGGCCAACTTACCGATCAGCATCACCGCCCCGTTGGCGCAAGCCCAAGTCCGACCGAGCAGCATGGTCAGCTTGTCCCAGCAGGCCGGATCGTCTGGACCGCCTGCTATGACGATGTGATCCACGAGCCAGCTTTCCAGCCCACGCCCCCAGGCCCAGACATCGACCTCGATCCGGTCTTTCTGAACATCGACGCCAGCGGTCAGGAAGAGTCCGCCCTCGGAGATCTGTGTCCCGAAGGCTTCGCGGCGTTCCGCCAACCTCTGCCATTCCGGCGCATCGCCCGACTCCACCCACGTCTCGCCCAGCAGAGTGTTGCGGGCGGCGCGCAGCATCTCTTCCGAGCCTTGGGCCGCCAGCCAATCCCGCGCGATCTGCTGCCAGCTCTTCCAGCCCAGCGGCGAATAGAGTGCCGAGAGGTGGAAGCCGATGGAGTGGGGATCGGCGGACACGGCCGTCGCGCGCCATTCCCCGCGCTCCAGCATCTGCGTCTTGTGGTGTTCCGCTATGGTGCGTTCGCAGTCTTCGCAGTGATAGGCGGCGGTGTCGGGCTGGCCCTTGTCCCAGCGCAGGCGTTCGAATTGCAGCCATTGCATGTGGCCACAATGCGGACAGGGCACAAAGTAGCGCCGCTGATCGCTGGCCTCATACTCTCGTTCAATCCGGCTGATGCCCCGGATCGTTGGCGTCGAGACCATGAACACCTTGCGACGGTGCGAGAAGGTGGTGGTCCGCGCTTCGGCCAAAGTGACCGGATCACCTTCCTCGTCGGCGCTGGCCGGATAGGCATCAACCTCGTCGAGGAAGATGTAGCGCGCAGGCATCGACCGCAGGCCAGTCGCAGAGTTGGCCCCGGTCAATACCAGAATACCGCCTGGGAATTCCTTGGACAGCATTGAGTTGCCCGCATCCCGCGACCGGGCTGGGTTGACCCGTTCCCGAAGTGCCGGGCTTTCAGCGATCAGCGGATCAAGCCGCCCGCGCGACGTCCGCTTGGCCATTTCAACGGTCGGCAATACTGCCAGCATCGGCCCCGGCGCATGGTGGATGACAAACCCGATCCAGTTGTTGCCTGCCTCTGTCGCGCCGACCTGCGCCGCCTTCATGAACGAGATGCGCTGCGCCGGGTGGCGGGGCGAGAGCGCGTCCATGATCTCGCGCAGGTATGGCGTGCGCGCGGTGCGATATTGTCCGGGTTCGGCAGAAGCACGCGAGGACAGTTTGCGGTGCTGATCTGCCCATTCCGACACCGTCAGGTCCGGATCAGGGCGCATCCCGCGACGCCAGGACCGGAGGATGTCCTCTGCCCCGTCAAACCCGATGTCGAGGTCTGCGGTTAGATCATTGGTGGCCGTGTCGTCACTATCCGAGGTCGACCCGAAGATCGGCAAGGGCATCGAGTTGCGCTCTG